TTGGGAGGTCTTTGATGGTGTTGCTTGGATCGGAGCACCAGACAACAGCGTCAGGGCACTTAGTAGGGTTAATGGACGTGACAATGAGGTCAGCACATTTAAGAGGGAATTTTTCAGCATCAGATAAGGAAGTGTCTAGCATGAATTGCAACATGAAGTTGCTACGTCCCATAGCTGCTTCACGTTCAATCAGGTCATCATTAGAGAAGCGATCAGGGTCAGTTACTTCCCATTGATCAGCTCCTTGGTCTATGTCTTCGGCCAGTTGTGGGGCCAGGAGGCCTTCGTAATTAGCGATGGACCTTGGGTATCTAGCAGGCCAAACAAAGGGCTTGTAGTTCCTTTCAGCGAGCTTACGATAGACAGTAAAGACTGTTTGGGGAGTACCTAGGAATAGGATACGTGAGTCTTTTTTAGGAGTAAGGATAGATTCAGCTTCAGTACAGAGTTGAAGAAGTTTCTCTCTCATCAATTCTGTCATTGAGTTACCAGGGACTTCGATGTCATCCAGGACCATGAGGTCAGCACGGCTTCCGGTCAACTGACCAGTGATACCAACTGATTTGACGGATGGAGCCTGGTGAGGAGCACAGTTAATATCAAAGCTAATCCTTGACCATCGACTGTTGTCATCCCTAGGGATCATGTGTTTTAACCAAGGTGTTTCCATGATTAGTTTCTGTAAGAAGATAGACATGTTGTCAGCTCTCTCTTTAGATGCAGAGATGATCATGATCTTCTTTTCTTGGTCATTAAATAGGGTCCAGAGTACGAAAGCACCAGTAATCCAAGATTTACCGACTCCTCGGAAAGCTTGAACCTGTAATCGTTTAGGACCGTGTTGTAAATAGTCTGCAATGGCATATTGAGCACGAGTCGGACTGGGTAAGTCCAACTGTGCCCACATAGCCTGCAAGAAGAGCTTAAAGTCGCTCTTCAAGAGGTCTAGGGTGTTCATTTAATTCCAAATATGGATAATGGATTTTTAACAAGGTATTCAAGGTCATTAGCAGCTTTATCTATTACGTTAGTAACATTGTCAGCGAATGATTGATCTTGACCTGTTTGTTTACGTTTAGCTTCTAACTGTTGAGTAGTTCGTTGTGCTGCCGCATTAATTTCTCTAGTGAGTTTTTTGTTTTGAACGTTCTTGACTTTATCTACAAAACCTTCACCAGTACCTGCTTTAACAAGTTCATTAGCGACTTGATAACCACCAACTACTTGACCAACAGGACTTACAGCTTGTACTAGAGGACTAGCTAATAGTTTCGCAGCATGAGGGCCAAGAAATTTAGCACCTCGTTGAAGCATTTGAGAGGCTACTTCACCTTGTAAGAAGCCACCGGCACCTGTTTGTAGTCCACCAATGATGTCACCATCTGCAATTTTCTTAGCTGCTTCTGGATCCATCATTAATCCAGCGACACCACCAAGACCGTTTATTCTAAAGTCACTACCTGTAAGATCTCTAATGATTTTATCACCAAGTGTTCTTCTATTAACAGGTAGTCTTTGCCCTGCTCTAGGTCCTGAAGGTATTTTTCCTTCAGACGACCCAGGTGGAGGTTCAACGGTAGGTTTAGGATGAGCTTCGTTCAGAATGTCATCAATTTGATTTACATCTGTTGCTCCTAGAATATTTTCTTGTACCTGAGTGGATAATCCTCTAGTAGGATCAGCAGTTTTTAGATCCTGTTTAAATACCCATTCCCTCATGCTTTGAGGTGAACCAGCCATTCTACGGTTTATTTCAGGAGCCTCATCAAAATCCTGTCTACCTGAATTTAGGCCTCTATTTTCTTCCATGACATTTTCAGGTACATCTAAACCACCTTTATTCATGGCAGTAATATGACCTCTAGACACTTGATCAGCTTTTAACTTGCCTTTATTCTGCTTTGTAATCCTTCGTTTCCAAGCAGAATTACCTTTTTTAATTGTGTTGCTGTGTTCTTCAAATTCATTAGATCTACCTAAATCATCTAAAGTAATTTTTAACTCTTCTTTCCATCTATTTTCTTGGCTACCTCGTCTAACATCATTGTTAGAGCGGCTTTGTAAGCTATTGTATGTATATTGCTGACCGTCTCTATTTGTAAAAGCTCTTGCCATCATTGGCCCTTTAACAGGGTCTACTTTAAGACCATAAACCTGTTTAAATCCTTTTAAAGATCCATGCTCTTTGTGCCATTTTTTTAAAGCTTTAAGGTGCTCTTCATCAGATAGTTTAGTGGATCCATCATTATTAATAAATTCAGGCATAAAAAAAAGCGGCCCTTTCGGACCGCAGAAAATTGGTTTTTAGTTAGTGTTTACTTTCTCTTCCTGGTTAATTTCCCAGCGTCCAGATCAGCTAGATATTTCCTACCAGCAGGACTGTTTAAGTTTTTAGGAATGTTATTAACGTCAACTGCTAGAGGTTTCTGCTTAGCAGGCTTTGGCTTAGAAGCTGTGGGCTTAGGCTTAGTAGCTGTAGGCTTCGGCTTGGAAAGGGATGACGGAGGCTTAGGTCTAGAAACCTTTGGCTCGGGAGTAGGCTTAGGCTTGGAAAGGGATGATGGAGGCTTAGGTCTAGAAACCTTTGGCTCAGGAGCTGGTTTCTTTTTAGATCCGCCGTAGTCTCTTACTTTCAAATTCTTCAGAGCATCCCGCATACGGGCAGATTGCTTCAGATCTTTTCTACCTGTAGACCCATAAACCTTTGCTGCTGGTTTAGGTTTAGCAGTGGGTTTAGGAGCAGTGGGTTTAGGAGCAGTGGGTTTAGGAGTAGTAGTAGGTCTAGTAGTTGAACCAGAACTACGTGTACGTGTAGGCTGAGGCTTGGGAGAGGGCTTAGGATCGGGCTTAGGCTTAGGCTTAGTGCCCCACGTAGAACGGTCACCTTCTGAAGGCTTATTACTTTTTTGTCCATGAGGATTAGACCAGTTCCTGCCTCCTGACCTGCTTCCATAGACCTGACCCACTCGCATATCTGCTGGGCGTTTATCAGCAGGGATATAACCAGGTTTCTGAGACTCAGGCTTAGGCTTAGGCTTAGGCTTAGGTTTTGTAGCCTCACCTTGCTTTGACTGGATTCGTTTTTCACGTTCAGCACGCCATTTCGTGTACTCATTCCACTTCTGGCCTAGTCCACTAAAAGCCTGTGCAACTGCTCTTCCATCAGGACCTAGCAGTCCATCTTTTTTCTTTGATGCCATAATTAATTAATGTGTTGAAGAATTAGGTTTTCTCGTTTAGTGATGCCAAACCGGTCTCTCATCCATGAGAGCCAGTTATTACTTCCTTTGTCCTGATTACATTTGACACAAGCGGGTACGAGATTGCTTGTGATGTCTTCTCCACCGAATGTTTTAGGGTGGACGTGGTCCAATGTAAGTTCTGATAGTTCATAAGATTCTCCGCAATAAACACATTGACAATTAAAGTGCTCTTTAATAGCTCTTCTCCAGAGCTTTTTAGCTTCAGGACTTGTCATGGTTATTAGGTTATAAAGGTAATGGTTTGGAGTAGGAAGTAAGGGTGTCATTTGTTAGCGTATTTTTTACCCTTTCTAGGGCGGGTTCGATTCTTTTTAGCGTTTTCACATTTACCAGTCTTAGGACCAGTATGTGAGGCATCTTCGCCTTTCTTACATTTAAGCTTATCTCTAAGTTTAGATGCACCGCTAATTAGTTTCTTACCCTTTTTAGTCTTGTTATATCGGGCTTGTTGCTTGACACGTTTAGCAGCAGCCTTAGGATTCTTTTTGTAGTAGTCAGACGTGCTTCTTGCCATAAAGTCTAGTTTGTACGAGTTCTGGGTCTACAGTTGGCATCAACTTTGCAAGCTTGTCCAACGGACTGCCATCAATAGCTACACCACTAATATCATTTGTTTTCAGCCAATCACATGCTGCTTTTAAGTCAGCAGTAGAAGCCTCACCCGATTTGACTCGGGCAAGGAATTCTTTCGTGACAAGCTGATGCAGTTCGTTGAACTGATCTTCACTTGCCTTGTTCTTCATTCTAATAATTTAGTTACTATT